GTTTTTACTGTTACTCAATCTGACGATGTTCGTAAGTGTTGGATTGCTGACGAAGATGGTAGAGGGTGGTACTGTTATTTTGACCAATTAATTAAGGAGAATGTGTAATGAATGAAAAAGAAAACTGGGGTAGCAATTTACCACCTGATTTAAAAGATGCGGAGGAGGTAGAGTGTAAGCAATGCGGAGATGATTTCTATCAGGAAACTAACCCTGATGATTTTGTTTGTAACCAATGTAAACGAGAGGAGGATTGTGATGAAGTGTAAAGCTGAAGATGTAGCGTTTGTATATGTGGAAAACATAACCTTTGCCATTGTCAAGAAAGATGATGATGGCAACGATGTGCTAATCACCGATGAGGGTATTGAGTTAGATACCCAACTGAAAGCTGAACTATCCGACCAAGTGTTAGCACATATCCGAGAGGGTAAAGCAGTAGAAGAAACCGATGAAGATGTAATTACTTTTAAACTAGAGGGAGAAGACTAATGAAACTATCATCTAAGTATATATTTAGTGATAAAGATACAAAACTTAGTAAACAGTTAGAGGGGATATCTATGAACACAACCATGTATATTCAAGAGGTATGTCATAGGCATAAGGTAAAAGTATATGCTCATGCAGGCGTTTCACACTATACAGGGAGTACGTGTGACTTTCGCCCTTTTGATAGCGTAAAAGCTATAACTACTAACTCACATAAAAATGAGGTTACATCTGATTTTGGCGTTATGCTTTGTAATGATGAGGGTGTATTGATATGTTATGTTGGCACAACTAATGATGTAGGGAATACAGGTGGGGAACATGTCAATCGTCCTGTTTATCACTTTCAAAGCAATTGTACTCTAGATGATACAGGGTCGGATAGTAATTCTAAAAGTGTAAGTAGTGTTAAAATGTCATATGTACTAAAAAGAATAAAGGCTAATTGGGAACTTGTACTTTCCAGACCTCTTATTAAACCAATGCATGGAGGTATAATAAATCGTATTCTAGATGTAGCTTGTGATTGGAAAAAAACAACTACTGTATATGAACAGCTATCTTTATCTACAAAACTACAGCACGAGCTTGTAAAATGCTTTGTAAATAAAAAGTATGACTCCATCTCTGCTAGTTACAATGAAGAATACAAAGATAAGCTAAAAGAGTTTGATACTATGTTAGAGCAAGTATCTAATGAGAAAAGATTAAATTCCTTAATGATAGATAAGCCTATGTATGTTATGGGTACATATGTTTATGGAAATGAAGAAAATTTAGCAAACAAAGATACAATGTGGCTCGGAGAAATATCAGTTATATCTGAGGAAGATAGGTCAAGACCAACTATAAAATCATCAGATGTTAGACTCTATCATTATGAGGATTATAAAACGAGTCCAATCTATGATAAGATTAAGGGGAAACTTTTAATGTATCAGCTACATCTTGATGGACTAGACCCTGAGGGTATGAAACGTATTTCTCCCTATCATGGCTTTTCTAATGGGTGGTCAGAGGGTGATACATTATCGTATAACGAAGATTTAGGTGCTATTACAATAAGGGATAATGCATCAGACATAACAACAATATGGACAATTATCTTTAATATTGATTAATGACACACAAGACTTAGAACCTATTCCACATTTTAAAGTAACTGATTATGTGAGGATTCCTGTACAAAAAAAAGGGGAAGAGTATATCGTATACATGAGTAACAACTATCGTAAACGATATATTCTTAAGTCCCTTCCTTCCTACATTGTTTCAAAAATTGTTATCGCTAATGTGTTAGCAAATGATATAATTGATGACATATCTTTAACTCGTGCCGCACTCTTCTGCTCTCAACCTTTAAATGGGGAAGAAGACACCGCTTGGCGAGCATCAGAAAATTGGTATATAGTTGTACTTCATATAAATGATTATTATGATTTACAAGGAGATACCATTGACACCCGAAAAGAAAGTAAAGACTAAAGTAAAGAGCATATTGGATAAGCTAGGTGCTTATCATTGCATGCCTGCAACAGGTGGCTATGGTGCTAATGGAGTACCTGATATCATTGCTTGTTACAAAGGATTATTCGTTGGTATAGAGTGCAAAGCCAATGGAGGTAGACCTACTGCACTTCAAAGAAAACATCTCAAAGACATTAAGACTGCTAAAGGATTCTCTATAATAATTGACGAACATAATATAGATATGTTAGAGTCGTTATTAAACCAATTGAAATAGGGAATTAATTATGAGTGAAGGAAACCCGAATGTACAAAATTGTACATTCCAACATCAAGAGTCTCTTGATTTAATAAATAGTCCCCCCCACTACACACAAGGTATAGAGACAATAGATATTATTCGTGCTAAACTAACAGACGAAGAGTACAGAGGATACCTTAAAGGTACAATTATGAAATATGATACACGTATAGGATTAAAAGGCTCAGAACAAGATGCAATAAATGATGCAGGTAAACTATCTTGGTTCGCAACCAAACTCAAAGAATTTTATGAAGACACTCAACCTAAAATAGAAAACAAAGTTTCTGACGCAGAGCATCAAGCTTTAGATGATGTAGCCGATGAAATACTAAATGGTAAATTCTGCGTTGGAGGTACATGTGAGGATTAATCTAATGACAGAAAAGAATAGTTACTGGCATCAAAGCGATAGCGTCTAATGACTCCTGAAAATAAAGACAAAGCGGTTAAACTAATTAAAGAGTGGCAAAAGAAACGACCAAACTTTAGTCGTAACAAACTATCTCAAGCGACAGGTATAGGCTACTCTACTTTGGTAGAATTTGGCAAACAAGGACTTATAGAACTTCCTGAAAAGAGAACCTCATCTGCAAGAGCAACCGCCTTTAATAATGCTAGGGGTATGAAAGATTGGCTGACGAAATAGATAAGGCTAATGACGAGATAGAGGCTCGCCTTAAGTTTACTCTTAAAACAGTAGATACTTCAGTAGAAAATAATAACTCAGGTAAATGTATTTGGTGTGAAAAGAAAATAAAAGACAAAAGACGATGGTGCTCGGTGAATTGTAGAGACGAACATACTTTATATGCTAACAAATGGTAGGCTTTAATAAAAAAAGAATATGTGCAGAATGCGGAGAGCCTGCGACCTACTTCTATAAACAGTGGTGGTGTGGGCACACAAAAGATTTAAAGGGTGTGTGTATTAAACCTAAGAAAGGAAAAAAATGAAACACATTGTTACTATAGACTTTGAAACATTTTATGATACAGGCTATGGATTAAGAAAGTATACAACTGAACACTACATAAGAGACCCTCAATTTCAAGTCATCGGCTTTGCTATCAAGGTAGATGATAGCTCTACTAAATGGTACTCAGGTACTCACGAAGAACTCCAAGAAGTTTTAAACACCTATAACATTCATGAGTGTGGACTTGTGGCTCACAATATGCAGTTTGATGGAACCATACTCGCATGGATATTCAACATAATACCTGAAGTATATATAGATACTTTATGTATGGCACGAGCGATACATGGAACTAATGCTGGCGGGTCGTTAGCATATCTTGCTGAGAGATATAATTTAGGGAAGAAAGGAACAGAGGTCCTGGATGCTAAAGGCAAACGCCTAGAAGATTTCTTACCTCATCAATTGCACAGCTATGGGGGCTACTGTAAAAATGATGTTGAGCTTACTGCTAAACTATTTGCTATTCTTTATCATTCTTTTCCTTTAGAAGAACTTAAACTCATAGACTTAACCCTAAGAATGTTTATTCAACCTTTGTTAAGCGTTGATGATGGACTTCTTATTACAAGATTAGATGAGGTTAAGACTGAAAAGAAAGCATTACTTGGTTCGTTGATGAGTAAACTAAAGTGTGAAACTGAGGAAGATGTTAGAAAGAAGTTAGCGAGTAACAAACAGTTTGCTGAACTATTGGAAGAACATGGTATTGAAGTACCCTTAAAAATATCTCCTACAACTGATAAAGAAACATATGCCCTAGCTAAAAATGATTTAGGTTTTATAGATTTATGTGAGCATGAAGATAGTTTTATTCAAGAACTATGTGCTGTAAGGTTAGGTACAAAATCAACTATGGAAGAATCTCGGATTGAAAGATTTATAGATATTGGCTCTCGTAATAAGGGTATGTTACCTATACCTTTAAAGTATTATGGTGCTCACACTGGACGATGGGCAGGCTCAGATAAAGTAAACTTTCAAAACTTACCAAGTCGTGACGTAAAAAAGAAAGCATTAAAGAACGCTATCCTCCCCCCTGATAACCATGTGATACTTAATGTTGACTCATCACAAATTGAGGCTCGTATATTAGTATGGCTTGCAGGTCAAGAAGATGTGGTAGAACAATTTAGAAAAGGAGAAGATGTATATTCTAACTTTGCATCAAAGGTATATAACAAGAAGATAGACAAAAGAAATAAGGTCGAACGATTTGTTGGTAAGACTTGTATATTAGGATTAGGATATGGTACAGGATGGAAGAAACTACAACACACATTAGAGACACAACCACCCAGTGCCAAGATATCGGACTTTGATTGCCAGAATCTAGTGAAGGTGTATCGTCAATTAAATCATCAGGTGATAGATTTATGGGCGGCAGCGGACCGAGCACTAGAAGATATAGCAATATGGGGAGAGGGTAAAGCACCTTATTATTTAGGTAACCATAATGTTCTTAAGGTTACAAAAGAGGGAATTCAGCTACCAAATAGCCTATACCTGAGGTACCCTGAGTTAGAGAAAGATGTGTCAGGGGCTCGCAGTGAGTTCGTTTATAAGTCAAGACGTGGAAAAATTGGGATATGGGGCGGTTCGGTAGTTGAGAATGTAGTACAAGCATTAGCTAGGATTGTGATAGGAGAACAGATGATTGAGATTAATAAAAAGTATAGACCTGTTCTTACAGTACATGATGCTATAGTATGTATAGCACCTAAAGGAGAAAGTCAAGAGGCTTTAGATTTTATTATGAAACAAATGTCTATACCACCTGAGTGGGGAAAAGATTTACCTATTACTTGCGAGGGCGGATATGGGGATAACTATGGAGATTGTTAATATGGCTAGCATGATAGAGCATAGTAAGTTTGTATCGGTACATGAACTAAAACAACAATGGGAAGATGAAATCGTAGCAGAAGATGATAAAAATATTAAGATGGGTTTAACTAGAAAATGTATGAGCTGTCATAAATCTAATTGTGGGTGCAAAGACACTCAAACTTATTGGGGGTACTGATATGCTTGGCGAGGGAATCTTTATTCTCGTAGTCAGTTTATCAGGAAGCTATACAGATAATAAGTACGTGGGCAACTTTCCTAATTGCATTTCGGCGATGCAATACTTTGAAGAACATTGTTCACAACACAAAGCGGCGAGTTGTATTTTAGAGAAGTATGCTAACCTACCTGATGACCACGTATCACGCAATGCATTTTCTTTTAGTATTAAAGAAGTTCAGAGCTGTGGATTCGTAGGTGTCGAGACGAGAGAAAAATTTTTAAAGGATTAATAATGGCTGATTTTACATGGAGTTACTCATCACTAAAGCAATATCAAAACTGCCCCAAACAATACCAAGAGATAAGGGTATTAAAGAATTATATTGTTAAAGAGAATGAAGCCATGATGTATGGTAAAGAAGTACACTCTGCATTAGAAGACTATGTAAAAGATGGAAAAGAGCTTGCTAAGAACTATCAACGCTTTAAACCTATGGTAGATACATTAATTAATATACCAGGAGATAAGTACCCTGAATATGAGATGGCACTTACCTATAATAAATCTCCGTGCGATTTTAAAAGTGACGACAGATGGGTAAGGGGGATAGCAGATTTAGTTATTGTTGATGGCACGCACGCTTTTATTATAGATTACAAGACAGGAAGCAACAAGTATCCTGACCCTAAACAATTAAGGTTGATGTCTTTAATGGTATTTACTTACTTTCCTGATGTACTTAAAATTAAAGCAGGGCTTCTATTTGTTATGAAGAATAGCTTTGTAAGTGAAGAGTATCTTAGAAAAGATATTGATAAGTCATGGACAATGTTTGAGACTCCCTTAAAAAGATTAGAAAATTCTTATGATACAGATGTATGGGAGGCTAACCCTACTCCTTTATGTGGGTGGTGTTCAGTTGATAGTTGTGACCATTGGAAACCAAGAAGAAGATTTTAAATAGGAGATTATTATGTATACAGTTAATTGTAAAACATGTAATAAAGAATTTGAAACACTACACCCTAAATATATGTGTTGTTCAGCACAGTGTGGCAAGATTAATAAAGTGCTGACTAGATACCAAAAAGAAAATGGTAATTGGAATTTATATTTTAAACACTTGTTATCTAAAAAAGAGGGAGACCTTACCTCTTTAGATTTAATTAAAATATTAGATAGCCAAGATGGTAAGTGTGCACTATCAGGAACAAAGCTTACATGTGTAAGAGTAAGGGGAGAGGTTTCAAAAACCAACGCAAGTATTGATAGAATTAATGCTGGAGAAGAGTATAATGTGGATAATGTACAGCTTGTTTGTCGTGCTGTAAACTCATTTAGAAACAACTTAACTATAAAAGATTTTATTAATTGGTGTAAGAAGGTAGCTAAAAATGGCAATAAAAGCAAGAGATTATAAAAAAGAATATGCTCAACAAAAAGCTAGAAATGTAGAACACCCTCGCCGTATGGAAAGGCAACGTGCTCGCCGTAAAATAGATAAGACAGGAACAGATGCTAATAAAAATGGTAGAGCAGATAGAAGAGAGGGTAAAGATGTATCTCACCGAGTAGCTTTATCAAAAGGTGGGTCAAACAAAAAAGGTGTGAAACTTCAATCACCTTCTAAAAATCGGTCATTCCGCCGTAACTCTAAGAAAAAATTAATTTCCGAAAAAAGCAAAAGAGAAAGTAAAAAGAAATAGTAAATAGTAGTTGCCTTTTTAAATTCCTTTAGATATAATAAACATCCAACGAACGTAATGAGAGATGTGTAAATTGGAATTAATTGATAACAAAGCTTTGAAATTGACGCTACGAAATGAATCAGCGGACATAGTTTTACAGAATATAAAGA